GACGCCTGGCTGCGCCACCGCCCGCGCCGGCATGATGTGCTCGCCGCGCGACACCCAGGCCAGATTACTGTCCGAGGTGCCGGTGCCACGACCGCCGAGCAACCCGCCGGCGGCGTTGCTGCCGATGCCACCGCCTGGCCCGCCGATCGGGGCGCCGCCCGGCAGAACCTCGTTCCTCGCACTCGCGAATCTTGCCCTAACTGCTGCGATAACGCCGTTCACAAGCGCGGTCCCGAGCGCATTTCCTATTTGGGCCAGGAGTGGTGATAACACTTCACCTACCGCCGTGAACGCCGGAGCCAGCCGATTGCCCATGTTGGCGATTGCTTGATCGAGCGGCAGGTTTTGAAAATCTGTAACAATCTGCTGCATCGCCAAATGGAAAGCGGCCAATATGTTGGCAAAGGCCGGCGCTGCCAAGGCACCTATTTTTTGGAAAAATGCCGACAACAGCCCGGTGAACTGATTCCATTGCTGCGTCATCTCTAGCAGTGCCTGTTGATTGCTGGTCGTAAGCGTCAAGCCCAGGGACCCGGCCTCCTGGCGCAGTTGTTCGATCTGGGTGCGCCCTTGTTTCATTGCCTCAATGGTCGCTGGCGACAGGCCGAGTGCCGGCAAGATTTGCGCACGCTCCAGCGGCGTCATGTTTTTGACGATGTCAGCCAGCACCAGCTCGAAATCTTCGCCGCGCTTGGCCGCATCACCGAGAACCTTCTGCAGCGCCTTTACTTTGGTTTCGGTGGTCGTCAGCGCACTGAATGCGGCCTTGCCACCGGCCGCCACGCGCTGCCACTCCTCGGCCACGACCCTCAAGCTATTGGCATTTTTCTTCTGTTCTTCGGTAGCCGGCCCCCAGAACTCGGCCGAAGCTTCCTTGCGCGCCTCCTCAATCTTGACGGCTAGATCGGTCATCTCCTTGGTAAAATCTTTGGTACTGGCGCCGGCCAGTGAGAACGCCGTCGTCAACGACGACACTCGTTCGAACGAGCGGCCAGAAACGCCGGCAAGATTGTCGACTTGCTTGGCGGTCTCGCTGGCATCTGCAGCAAATTTGACCAAGGCGGCAAGTCCACCCGTAAGGGCGACAGCTAATGCGGTGACCGCTATTCCTATTGGACCAAAGGCACCGCCGACGCGGCCTATCAGGGCAAGCTGAGAGCCTAGCGGACCGAGGTCGACTGCACGAAACGCTCTGCTCAGTGCACCGATCTCGCGCCGGGTTAGACCAAAAGCGGCGGTCGCCTCACCTGCTGCTGTGGCTGCGCCCTTAAAGCCTTGCTCAAGTTTTTGAACGCCGGAAACCGTGCCCTCCAATTTGGCGGCAGACTTCAACGCAGCGTTGATCTTGTTGATCTCTGTCGTTGCGGTAATGCCAAACTGCTTGAACTTTTGTTCCACCACCGTGGGATCGAGCTTATTGAAGCCGCCAGCTTTCGCTGCCGCAGCCGAAATATCCTCGAAACATTTCTGGCCGGCCTCGCTGACACCCGCGAGCTGGCGCTTGATTTCTTCGGTGCCCGTAAGGGCGATCTGGACCGATATTTTCTCGACCATGGCTCTAGTCTTTGAGGTGTTTGAAAAATAACTGAGCGATCCGCTTGGCTTGTTCCCTGACGATCTCGGTTATGCGGAATTTCTTCGGGATGCGTACCGACTTCACGCCGATATAGAGCGGCTTGCGATGGCGATCGCGGTCATCGGCATCGAACAACACCGGCGTGCCGTTGATGGTGGCCGATGTGAGTTTCTTTCCCGACCGACCAGCCGGCGGGGCGCCATGGGTGGTTGGTATCCACAGCAGCGGTTTGCCCTCGATCGTCGCGCCGTGCTCGAACACGCCGGCAATACCGTATTTGTGAAAAACGATGGCCTTTGCATCCAATGACGGCTCGCCGCCTTTCGTTGCGCCGACCGTGCGATATTTCAGTCCCGTCAGCCATTGCGCGCGCTGAAATCCAAGGCCGGCGCCCGCAATATTCGCTCGTCCTTCTTTCACCGCATTGGCGGCAGTCTCGCGCAAGGCCGCAACCGCCGCCTTGGCCACCGGCTCCCGCTCGCGGTCCAGTTTGAGCCAGTTCTTTTTATCGACGTTGACTTTGAACTTCAGGGGCATTTAACCGCCGATATCCTTGAGCGTCTTCTCAATCGCCTGCTTATCGCCCTGTGCGCCGATGGCAGCGATCACCAGTGCATTGGCCCGCTCAATACGGTCGAGCTTGTCGCTGAATTCGAGATAGGCCGCGACCTGGCGCGGCGTCAATGTCATTGCAAATTCTGGTGGGAAGCCGCATCGGATGAGGGCGGTGATGGCGATGGCGATTTCCGCAAGCGGACCTTGTAGACGGTTTTCTCTCCTTCGCCCGCTCCTGCCAGAAGCGCCGTCACTGTTTCGATGAAGGAGGTCAGCCCGTTTGGGAATGTCAACCCGATAATCGCATTGATCAGTTTCAATTGATATTCAACCAGCAATGTGCTCGCGTGCTGTTCGTACTTCTCATCGCCCAGATGGCCGCAACCGGCAGCAATGATCGGACCAATCGAACGACCGAATCGCTCGATCAACCGCGGCCCGATGTCGTTCGCACCGCCGAGCAGTGCCCCAAGTTCCGGGAAACGCGCCACGATCGATGCGATGGCGTCGCCGTGCAAGCCGCGCACGACGATCCGCATGCCGTCGAGCTTGACCACCTCGCACGCCGTCGACGGTGCGATGTCCAGAAGGTCTGCCATGAATTACCTCACGCCGTTGGCTCTTCGACATTCCAGGTGCCGAACGACCCATCGACGGCTTTCTGCACCTCGGCTTCCAGCTCGATAGTCGAGAAATCATCGGCGTCGGTGATGAAACTGAAGTCGCCAGAGGGTACAAACGATATATCGCCAGTCCAGCTAACATGCTGGCCGATATCGTTGGTGCCTTCCACTTTGAGCGTGCCGGTAAACTCGGCTTTAGTCAGTCCTGTAATGGTACCGGTACCGTCGGTGGCAGCGGTTAGAGTACCCAGTGCAAACATTGCAAGATTCTCGGCTGTGATTTCGTCGAGTGTCACTTTGACTGTTGCGCCAATCTCGGTGATTGCAGTGAAATCTTTAGTTTTGATTCCTTCGCGCGAGGAGAAGTGTTCTTTCTTCGTGGTGTTGGGGGTGTAGATGAACTTCGGCGCATTGCCGAGATCAGTGTAGGTCGAGGAACCGGTTTCCTTGAAGGAAACGATCCCTTTACCGATGTGATAATTCTGGACGCTGGGCGACGTGGGCATGGCAAGCCCTCCTTTCAGAGATCGTCGGGTTTGAGTGCGTACTTGAAGAGAAATCTTGTCTTCAGCGATCCGAACATCGAGCGTTCCCAAGCCAGATCGGTCTGACAACCGAGATAGCGGATCGCACCATTGCCGAACCGACCGGTTTTCACGATCTCCTCGTTGAGTTCGGTATCGTAGAGCACGAGTTTGATCAGTTCGCGCCGCAAGACGCTGATGTCGGGACCGACCTGCGGTGCGATTTTGTAAACGATAATCTCGGGCGTCATCGTCGCCAGCGTCGGCCGGTTGGGCGGGCGCATCGATGCATCGGTCGTGTCGTTGGTTTCCTCGTCGCTGTCGAGCACAGATGCGGCTGGAAGGTCCGCCTCCACTAGGTCTACATAATTGCGATAAACCGTTTTAATACTCGGCATCGTCGCGACGATCTCGACCAGCCGCGCCAGGATGTCCTCGCGAACGTCAATCATTCGCTTGCCATCAGCAGGAACCGAACCTCACCGAAGTTCTCGCCGTTCGGACTGCCGGTCAATTCATAGGACCGCACCGTCCAACTGCGGCCGTTGAAGGTCAGCACCGAGCCTTTATAAGCCTCGCGCGCAAAGCCTTTGCCGTCGAGTTCGGGAATACGGGCAAAGGCACCAGGCCCGACGCTGCGCACATCAATATTGCCGCTCGGCGTGCCGGTCGTCTGCGTTTTCGCCCGCGTGTCATCGATCACGGTCAATGCGATGCCATTCAGCGTCGCGTCCACGCCGATCTCGGCATAGACTGGGTCATACAGCAGCGGGCTGTAGTCGATCATCGCCACTCCCTGCGAAACGCAAACGTCCCGATATCCTCGCGGCCGAGCTCGGTCTCGACCATGCTTTCCGACACCAGCGCAAAGCCGCACAGCTTCATCGCATCCACCAGCCCGTCGCGGGAAAAATACCAGTAATGTTCCTCCGGCTTAAAGTGCTTGGAGCCCAGCGCATGCTCGGCATCGCGGAAGATCGGCAACGAGGCAAACACCCAGTCCTTCACATTGGCCAACAGCGACTGAAAATCCGGGATATGCTCGAGCACATCCCATAGCGTGACAGCATCGAACGAAACCAGATGCGGATCGACCAGCAGCATCCTCTGCTCGAGCCAGGCGAGGCCGGCCGGGTTGACATCGTAGCCGTAGGTCGTGCGGTGGCGCGATCGCCGCGCTTCGATGAACGCACCCGAGCCGATACCGACATCGACCAACGGTCCCCTGTAATGCTGCTCGACAAAGTTGCAGCGCGCATCCATCAGCGCGCGCCCGAGATCGGTGTTGGCATTGCGATCGAAACTGTCGAAGTAATCCTGATCGTAGGGCGCGAACCCGGCCTCAACCGGATAATGGCCGATGCCAAGTTCCGGCCACCAGGTCAGGCGGCGACGCGAGAACTGCGCGACCAGCGATGAAACTGGCCGAGCGGGTCGGCGATCCTCTTGTCGCAGATGTGCAGCATGTTCGTGCATCGGCAGTAATTCTCCGGGATGGCAAACCCGATCCGGCTGAGATCAAGCCGAGGATCGGTGATCTTGGCGGGTTCGTTATGTCCGCCTTGGCCGCCCAGCACGACGAAGGTCTTGACCTTGAGCGCCAGCCCCGCCGGAACGATCCAGCCGACGCCGCCGATCACGATGTCCGCGTCGCGCACCAGGGCGAGCAGTTCGCGCACCACGAGCTCGCCGAACACGAAGTAATGGTGTGCCGGTGGCAGTTCGCCGACCAGCCATTCCTGGCCTTGCTCGAGGTCGGCGACCGCGACCACGGTATGCGTCGCTATTAACTCGGCGGCCAATGCGTTCACGTATTCCGGCCGCGGATTGCGCGCCTCGTTGCGCCATTCCCCGCGCACCGTCACCGGCCGGATGACTGCGATTGGCCGCTGCGACTTGATCGGCGACAATCCCAGATCCGGCAGATCGAACAGCGCCGGATCGAACTTAACCTTCAGCGCCAACCATCGGCGTTCCAGTGCATTGACGATCGATGCATGCGACAGGTCGCTGCCATAGCCGACCTTGATCTCGCGCATCCTCGCCTGTGCGAGGACCGATGGTTGCGACCAGAGCGCCGGACGCTGCCGTGCCATGTTTTTCTGTTGCGTCCGCAGCCGGCGTCCGCCGCGGATGAACTTGATATCGAGATCGGCGTAGAGTTCGGGCCATGGCGTCTCGAGATGCACCTCGTATTGTATCGCCGCCGCACGCACGAACGGGCGCTGGTAGCAGTTGTCTCCCAAACCGTACATGCCGCGGATGAGGACTGGCTTAAGCAGCGCGCCGCTCGCTCAGCATGCCCCGCAGATCGACCACCGGAGCGAGATCGGCCCACGCCGTTCCGGGCGAGGCATTGAATAGCGAAATCTTGAGCGCCTGCAGCGACGGGACGATCGTCACCAGATCGGCGTGCTGTTTGCGGTAACAGTCTTGCCGATGCGGAAAGCGGTGCGGGTTATGGTGATGGCTGCGGCCATCGGCGGCAACCCGGCCGTCGGCACCAAGCCAGACGATGGTGCCGCCCGAGCCGACCAGATGCGCCGCGAGGTTGGTGGCGGCCGTCAACGATGTCCATTTCTGCATCAGACTGTCTTGCTGCAATTCCAATCCCGGCGGGTTGGCAGTGCGGCAGCTGAGCACCTTTTCATCTCTTACCAATCGGGACACGGTAACGACCCGGCCGCGGAAATTTGCCACCGCCGCCCGGTTTTCCGGCTCGTTCCACCAGCGCCAATCTCCAAAATAAAGGAAGTCGGCCCACGGCACCGCATAGACGCTGGAATTGATCACGATGACGTTGCGGCCGTGCAGTAGTTCCAGATCCTGTCCCAGCACTGACGGCCCACCACCCACGATGAACGCGGTCTCGCCTGCCCATTCGCGCGGAACCGACCAGAATTGCATCATGCGATATACCGGCGCCGGAACGGATTGATGAGATCGACTACCGATGGGCTAAAATGCTGTCCCGTCGAGATTGCACCGGAAGCAAATGAAGGCGAGACATAACTTATGCGAGTGTCGCCGTGCTGGACCTCACGAATCGTCGGATCGCGATAGCCGGCCGCCGATGTCGTGCGCACGCTTTGGACGCACTCGATGACGGCTCGCTGCAGCCTTGCCGGCGCATTTTCCGGGAGATCAAATCCGCCGCTATAGGTGACCGAGATTTTGCCCTGATACGACACCCCGGACTCGATCGGCGCGGCCGGCCACCACGATGTTGTGCCTCCTGGCCACAACCGGCCGCTTTCCGAATCGAGTTCATAATCGGCATCGGTCGCGCCCGCCGCCGACACCTCGAAGATTGCTGAGACCGGATATAACGAGAGCACCAAAGCTTGCCCTTGCAAAATGATTTCACCGCGATTGAACGTGAACGTCTCGAGCGCCTCGGCCAGCCCAAAACGACGGTCGCAATATTCTGCAATGAGCCGTGATTGCATCGTGATGGCGGCTTGCAGCGCGGCATCCTCAGTCGTGTCCGTGATGCCGAGCGCAAGCTTGAGATCGTCGAGGCTTATAAGGTCAGGCCCGGCACTGCCGGTCGACTCGCTGAGGATTTCGAGGATCGAATGCATTTATTTGAACCTGAGCGGTTTGGTCGGCGGCTTGTCATCTGGCCGGTAATCGCGCCCGTCGCGACCGGCTCTGACGGCGAGGCGCCAGTCGTCACATGGTGGTTTCGCGTTTGTTGTGGTCTGCGCGATAAAGAAGGAATTACCGAACGAGACACCATCACCAGGGACATAGGTCGTACCTTCCTTCCACACCCCGGCATCAAGCACGATGGCGGTTTTGATTTCATGCACGGTCTCGCCCACGGCCCAGCGCAGGGTGCGGCCGCCATCCAGCGTGGTGACGGTGGCGGTTTTGAGTGCGCGGAAGACCTGCTCGGCGGCATAGTCCTGCAGGAAGGTCAGGTCGCTGGCATTGCGGCCGCGCTCGCCCTTCTCGCCGCGCTCGCCGTTCTTGCCATCGAGGCCGGCCGGTCCCATGGGACCAGGTTCGCCGCGCCCGCCCTTCTCGCCGGGCTCGCCCTGCAGCCCGCGCTGGCCTTCCGGCCCGGTGTCGCCCGGCGGTCCCGGCATGCGCGCCAACGCCCGCACCTCGGCCAGGGCGCGATGGCTCATGGCAAGGTTGACGCCCATTGCCTCGAACAGCGTGTACTGCGGCGCGGGGATCGTCGGTTTCTCGCTCATGCCGCCCCCCTTGCGTCACAATAACTTATTGACGGTTGTTTCGACTGACGACTGCAGATCAACGTCGGTGATCGCCGAACCCTGTTCCTGCACCTTGGCATCCATGACCACGGGCGGCGTGATCTGTTGCGCGGTGCTCTCAGGCCCGGTCATGGCCTGATTAGCCCATCGCAAGCGGCTGGTGTGTCCAGGTGTGCTGGCGGCCTCGACGGAAATGTAGTTGGCGAAATGCAAACATGCGACCTTGACGCGATTGACAAACGCCGGATCGCCCATCAGTGCAGCGGATGCGGTGTAGTCGAGCGCCATAGAAGCCTCCTTATTTGTATTCCGTGATGATGACGACGCCGGCCGAACCAGCACCGCCGGCCGCCTGACCGCTGGCTATGTTGTAACCCGTAGCACCGCCGCCACCGCTGCCGTAGTTTAATGCTGAGTTTCCAGTATATACTCCGGTAGCTTGGGCAACTTGCCCAGCACCGCCGCCGCCCAAGGCACTGCTGCCACCGACACCACCGGGATAAATGTAGATGTCATTCCTGCAATAGCCGCCCGAGCCACCAGGCGCTCCTGCCGCCGTGATGTCGCCAATGCCGGCAACGCCGCCGGGCGCGTTTGCGGAAAACGTCGCGTTCCATTGAATTCGACCGCCGCCGCCGCCGCCCTTGGCACCGCACAACGAGCCGGCATAACTCGCACCGACAAAGGTATCGCCGCCGGTGTTGCCATCACCACCCATAACACCCGTGCCACCGGCACCGATGGTGATGGATTGCGACGCACCGATCTGGGCTGCGGTCTTGAACGCCTTGGAATATCCGCCGGAGCCGCCGCCACCACCAAACTGATAAACCGCGCTGACATCGGTGTAGATACCGCCGCCCGCCCCTCCACCGCCGATGCATTCGATCAGACAATTCACCATCCCCGACGTTGGGGTATAGGTTCCGCTGGCGGTGAATTTTTGCAGGGCAAGCAGGCCGCCGCCGCTGCCGCCGCCGGTCGCATTCAGCGTCGTGCCCGACATCGAGAGGTTGGTGCCGAGCGTGATTTCCTGCGGATCGCCGGCACCCGCCGCCGAGCCGCGCCCGATGAGCCGCGCCGCCGCCGTCACGTCCTGCATCTTGGCGTAGGTCACCGCATTGGCGGCGATTGTCGCGGTGATCGCGGTGGTGCCTGCGCCGGTGACATCACCAGACAAAGTGACGGTCTGATTGCCGGTAAGGTAGCCCTGCGCCTTCACGAAGGCTGTTGTGGCAATGCTGCTGTTGTTGTCAGCAGTCGCCGGTGTCGGCGCCTTGGGATCACCTGTGAATGTCGGCGAGGCCAGCGAGGCATAGGCCGAGAGATCGATCGACAGCGCGCCGGTGCCGGAATTGAACGATAGCGGCGCACTCGCCGAAACAACACCAGGCGGCCCTTGCGGACCCGTTGCACCGGGCGAACCCGGCGAGCCTTGCGCGCCGGTGTTACCAGTATCGCCCTTTGGCCCTTGCGGACCTGGCACCGTGCTGTCGGC